CGCGCTGGTCGGGCGCTGAGTTGATTTTGTACCCAGTTCCGGGCGGCGTCAGCGGGGATGCGCACGCAGCGCCCCACGCGAACCACCGCCAGTTCGCCGCGTTCGATCAGCCGCCGCACGGTGCGCGGGCTGACCTTGCCCAGTTGCGCGGCGGTTTCCGGGATGCTCCACAGTAGGGTTTCAGGCATAGAACAGGTCTCCCAAGGCGCGCGGCTTTCGCCGGTTCGCGTAGGCCGTGCGCTTGTGGTGGTCCGCGTCGTATGTCAGGTGGCATCGCTGGCAGAGGGCGCGGAGATTGCTATCCTCAATTCGGTCCGTTGGAATGACCGGGCCGCCCGCCTCCATCCCGTCGTTGTTTTCTGGATGATGATCCAGGTGTGCGATGGTGAGTACCAGAAAAAATACTCGTTCGCCCGGACGGGCGATGGCTTCCATCTCATTTTTCGTCCACCGCCATGCGCCGTCCCTTACCGCCCATACGTGGTTTGGCCGTCCGCAAAACTCGCAGCAGTGGCCGGCTCGGTCGAGGATCGCCGCGCGGATTTGCTTCCAGTTGCTGGGGTAGCGGTGCTTATTTTCCGGCCGGATTGGCATGTGAGTTGAGTTGAGTTAGGGATGCAGACGCCCGCCCTTCCGCCAGCGGTCCATTGTTCGCCCTGCCGGGATTTGCAAGCTCTCCGCACGTCACCGTGCGGCGCGGAATCCCTGGCGTTTGCTCGGCGCATAGGTTGCGGGTTACTGTTGGGAGCCGTAGGCCATGCGCTTGTGCTGGCGCAATCAACGGCTGCAACAACCATTCTCCGTCGAGCATCTGCATCCCTAAGTCATTTGGTTGCGCCGTCCTTGGCGCGGGTGGGTTAGGACAGGTCCGCCGCCTGGCCGATCATCAGCAGATAGGCGCGCTCGGTGGTGGCGGTATCGACGCAGCAGTAGGCCAGAATGGCCGCGTGCTCGCCGTCACGGTGCAGACGCGGCACGTCCGCGCCGCTGACGACCGTTTTCGGTTGGGGGATACCCAGCACACGGGCGACCGTATCGAGCGACACGAACCGCTCATCGGCGTTCTCCATGGAGAACAGCCGGATTTGCCGCATGGTGTCGTAGACCGGCTGCAAGTCGCCGTTCGGGTCGAGGATGCCGGGCAGGGCGACGCGATGACGCAGGTAGGCGTTGCGCAGCTTGGGCAGGTCGAACCCCAGCACGTTATGACCGACGATCACGGTTTCCGGACTGGTGGTGTGATCCAGGATCACCCGCAGCGCGATCAACAGCCCGCGCTCATCCCCGCACGGCAGAACCGACCATCCCGGAATCTCAACGGCATCGCCGCTCATCCCGTTTAGCACGATGGTCATGCCGTCGGTTTTGAGCGAAAGGCACAGAATCGGCGACGCATCCAACAGCGCCGCTTTGCCGTTGATCGCCTCGGCGCGTTCGGCCCGCTTCGCCTCCACCGTCTCCGGCTTCCAGGTCTTCGGCGGCTTCCACGCGCCCAGGGCGGAATCGACCGCCTCGGCGGGCGCGTCGCCGGTTTCGATGTCCATCACCGCGTAACGGGCCGGCGCGGTCGGGTGGGCGTACAGGGGCAGCGTGATATCAACGGGCATCGTCATCACCAGCGCCTCCCGCCACCAAATCCACCTCGGTTATAACCGCCACCGCCACCGCCGTAGCCACCGCCCCGGTTGCCCCAGCCACCGCCGCCGCTATCGCGGGGTTGCCAGGCATCGACCGGCAGGCCGGCGTTTGACAAGAGTTGTACAGCGCCAAGGAGCGCCTGGGCCGACTGTCCGAATTCCGCCGGCAGGTGCAGGTCAACCCGCACGCTCCCCAGCGGGGTATCGATCTTGACCGGGATCGAAATCCCAGTGATCGGGAGCGCGGTCGGCTGCGGTTGCGCCCAGCCCCCAGCGGCCGGGGCTTGCTGGACTTGCGCCAACAGCGCCTTGAGTTGATCAAGATGGGTTTCAGTGGTCATGTCGTTCACCATGGAATATCGATGTCATAGGAAGTGGTGGGTGCCTTTGCGGCGAGCCACGCTTCGTAGCGGTCGCGGTCTTCCCGCGCTTCGACGCGCGCTGCTTGGATCGCCATCCACAACCCTCGGTTGCGGCGAGCCACGCGGGACACCAGCCGATCAAGCCGGCGTTGCTGGCGCGGCGGTAGGAATTGCGCCGCAGCCAAATTCGGGGTAATCTCGATTGCTAACATGCTTCACCTCCAGTCAGTTCAAGGCCGTCCGGTAGTTCCAGCTACCTGACGGCTTTTTCGTTATCGGCGCTTGATTTCGGCGGTGACGACGGCGACCAGCGCGTCGTTGATGATGTTCGCCACTTGCCCCACCGCGAACGCCAACACCTTTTTGTCCGTGGCTTCTTTCTTGTCCCGGTACTGCCAGACCTGAAACAGCCACCGATTCAGCCATTCCTGTTTTGAGGAATCTGCGATCTTCTCCATCGCGGCTTGCATCAATTCCTGCCCCGCGCTCATCCGCCAGCTCGGCAGGTTTTCCATCTCTTCGATCCGCGACTCAATGGCCGCGTCCTCGGCATCCTTGCGCGCCGAAAATGCCTCATACCCCCAGTCATGAAGATTGGCGGGGCCTGGGATGTAACTCGTCATCGTGCTCATCGTTCGTCTCCGAAGAAGCCCGCCGGGTCGGCTTAGGACGCCCGGCGGGAATAACCACCAAAGGAGGATGGGCCCGCCACCAACCGTGCTTGAAGTGCCACGCCAGCCCCCGGTTAGGGGGGGAAGGGGGAACCGGCTGGCGACGGGTTGATAGTGATCTTAGTATAATGCTAAGAACAATACAATCGTTTTTTACTAAGATTCACCCTACAAAAAACCCGCCGGGGCGGGGTTGGGGTAGAATTACAAGAACTTTTGATGGAGGTACGAGGATGCTGGAATCCGTGCAGGTCCGTCTTGAGATCATCAAGACGCTTTTAACGCAGGCTCATTTCCTTCAGTCGGCACCAGCGGGTGCCACCATTTACGAGGTGGCTGAACCGCTGGTGGATTGGATCTTGGTGGGGTCGCCTGCCGATGCGCCTACATCTGCTGCTGCATCTGGTCTGCGTTGACAGGCAACATAGATCGCACCAATGATTTGACCGAGTTACGCTGCTGGACAGGAAGCAGCTTGATCATCCGCGCGATCTCCATCAACTCGCCGTCTTCTTTTTCGTTGTGCTGCTGATCCATCCATCCCTCCGGCTTGCCGAATGCTCGTTCAAAGCGGCGGGCCATCGCATGCCCCATGCGATGCTTCCCAGCAAAGCCTAGGATTTGGCTGAGGTAGTTAGGGTCTGTCTCTACGCGATCAGCCAAGGCACGAATGCTCCCCTCCTGCTGGCGCAACAGGGCTAAGTTTTGGCGGCGTATCTCTCTGATGTCCATGCGCTTAGATAAATACAAAGCGCCGGACTGAGGAATAGAAGAGAAGCTAAGCATGTTAAGCCACCGCTTGCATTGCATCTTAGTAATAAACTAAGATAAGCTGCATGAACCTCAAAGAATGGATCAGGGCAACGCGCCCTGAAAAACGAAAAGCGATCTGCGACGCCATCGGCACCACGCCGGATTATTTATGGCAGATAGCCGGCGGGCACAGCCGTCCTAGCGCACGGCTTGCCATCGCTATCGAGCGCGAAACCGGCGTTTGCCGTCAAAAGTTGCGCCCCGATATTTTCTTCGACAAAGCGCTGCCCACGGCCCAGGGCGAGGACCGCGCCGCATGACCCGCCCCGTCGCGCCGTATCAGGAGCTTCTCGCCGAGAAACGCATCCACAGCGTCAAGGTGAGCATGGGCGACCGGCTGTATCGCACCTTGCAGGACCTCGCCGCGCGGCACGACCGGTCCCTGTCCGATTACCTCAACCATCGCCTGCTCCTGGATACCTACGGAGAGTATCTGGCGATGCACGCCCGTGATCCATCGCATTCAATGCCCCATTCAGACCCGGAGTGACCCATGCTGACGACTGAATCCGAGCGCTGCCGCATCTGCGACAAGCTCGCGGCCTTTATCGAGCACGGCCGCACCAAGCCGCGCGATCAATGGCTGGACCTTGAGCGCGTCATCGACCACTGGCCGTCTTGCCGGGTGGAATCGCGTCGGGTGGATTCCAGCTACTTAGCGGGACGAACCGAGAGGGCGCTGCCATGAATACGGACATCAGGCTTTCAGTGAATTTTCTCGACCACCCGAAGACCGTCAAACTAGAGCGGCGACTTGGGTTTGAGGGCGTGAAGGCGCTCATCCGCCTATGGACATGGGCGGCGATCAACCGGCCGGATGGGGATCTTGGTGCGGATATCGAAGATATTGAAATTGCCGCGAGGTGGGACGGTGAGCCGGGCAGGTTCGCGGCTGAATTGATCGCTTTGCGATGGCTCGACGAATCCGACGGCGGGCACAGCCTCCACGACTGGCAAGAACATAACCCCTGGGTCTCCGAGGCGGATGAGCGCAGCGAAGAGGCCCGCCTGTCCCGCCTGTTCCGCACCAATGCCGAAAAAGCCAAGGAATTGAAGGCGCAAGGCCGATCCGGCATCACTCAGGAAGAGTATCAGGAATACAAGAACCCAGTAAAAAAGTACGACCGTAGTACGACCGTAGTACGACCGCAGAACGACCGTAGTTCGGAACGTAGTACTCCTGCTCCTGCTCCTGCTCCTGCTCCAATACCTACCCCCTTTTCTTTTTTTCCAGCAGTGGAATCAGAACCAGCGCCGGCGTCACCCCCTGATGAGCCACCAAAAGACGAACCGCCAAAAAAAGAAAAAATTGGGGGGGGTATTTCTGATGTTTCCAAAAAACCCATCACCCGTGAATGGCAGCCTCAACCGGGAACGCTGGGCATCTGCGCCCAGCAGGGCATGGCCATGGATTTTGCTAAGCAGCAGGTCCCGCCGTTTGTGCTGCATCACGTTGAAGCGGGCACGCAGCGCGCCGGGTTTGAGTCGCTGTTCGTGGGCTGGTGCAAGCGGGCATGGGAGAAGCGCCCACCCGAAGAACGGCCCGGCGTTCGACGCCGAGGGCAAACCCTGATGGAGAAATTCACCGAGGACGCAACCCGCCGGATGGCTGAAGAAGAGGCAGAGGGATACATCAACCCACTCGATGAGGCAATTAACCGGCTCAAGCAGGAAACCAGCCATGTCCACTGACCCGCGAAAAATGATTATCCGGCTGTGGGAGCGGATGACCGCGCTCTACGGCTCGCGCTGGGGGATTGAGTACGGGCCGGCATTGACGGCAGATAGCGCGGGACTGGCTCCGGTGGCGCGCATCTGGGCGGATTCCCTGGCCGAGATTCCCCCAGACCGGGTCGCCGCCGCGCTTCGGGTGTGTACCGATGAGCGAACCAGCGAACATCCGCCGACACTGCCTGAATTCCTGCGGCTGTGCCGGGCGAAGACAGCGCGCGGTCCCGCCGCTGCCGTTCCGCTGGTGAAGTTGCCGGCCGAGTATTACGAGATGACGCCGGCATCGCGTTGCGCGGCGCTGGCCGCTGATCTTGCCGCCACTGCCCGCGCTGACCTGCATGAACGGCTTCATCGCGCCGCCGATCAGCGACAGCGGGACAGCATCAGCAAGGCCTACTGGCTCTCCAAGATCGGAGATACCAGCCTCGGCGGTCCTATGGCGGCCCATATCGCCAGCCTGCCAAGTCCACCGGCCATGGAGGCGGCGTGATGGCTAATTGGAATTCCATCCAGTGGACGCCGGAACAGGACGCCGAAATCCTGCGCGTGTACCGGGCTGGGGAGATGGGTGGATGTAAGCGATTGGCCGCGAAGTGGGGCGTTGACCAGACGCGAATCTCCTATCGAGCGGCCACGCTGGGAGCACCGCCTCTGATCTGCGGGAAGGCATCTTCGACAGCCCCAAAATACAGCCCCGCCGAAATGGAGATCATTCATCGGCATTGCACCGACCCCGCCGCACAGATCCGCGCCCGACTGTACCGGGCAGGGTTTTACCGCTCACTCGCCAGCATCCGGCGCGTGCTGCATCGCGGACGCGCCGACGGGACCCTGGGGAGCCGAGACGACATGCTGATCGACCGGGATTGCATCAGTTGTTCTGCCCTGGCCGCGAACATGGGCGTCCATCTCTGGGCGGTCCGGCGGTGGATCGACAAAGGATTACTCAAGGCCAAACCGCGCCACAGCGACCGCGATCCCTACGCGATGCGACTGGAGGATGTGAAAGCCTTTCTGGTTGAGTACCAGCAGCACTGGAACCATGTGCTGGCCGACAAATTTTTTCTGGTCGATATGCTGAGCTACACCCCCAAAAAGACCTGCCGGAATGCGAAGCGCCAGACGGAGGCCGCATGAATCCTCGTTCTGCCGTGAGATCTGCCCACGTGACCCAGCGCATGGAAGCCGTGATGCCGACGGCCAGCTCGGACAAGGACAAACCCACCTGGCCGCGCAACGAGGGGGAAATTAACGTTCCCGCCGATCCGCCGCCCGGCGACGCGGAGACCCCGCCGGCGGAGATAGGGTATATCGGGGTGGTCTCCGCGACCCGCCCCGGCGTGCGGGGGCCGTTCGATATGGACGTGCGGGTGACCGGACCGGATACCGTGGTGTTTGGCAGCGCGCAACTCTCGACCGTCCAAACGCTGCGGCTGTGCAAGCTTTTGCTGCTGGCGGTGCAACTGTGCGGTGCGCGGCAGGAGACGCGGCCATGACCGATCAGGACCGGCTTGATGGATGGCTCTATGGTATCTGTGCCCTGGTCGGCGCGTTGACCGTGCCGTTGGCGCTGTTGGGATTCGCGCTGCTGGGTAGGGCGCTGCAATGGTGACTTATTCCCCCAGCAGCACTGAAACCGATGCCGAGCGGGCCTGGCGGTATGGGGAGACTGCGAATAAACGCTACCTCAGCGCCGACGGCCATGTCATGTTCGCGGACGGGTCAAGTATCTATCGCGGCAAGGTGGATACCCCTCGGAGTCTTCGGCATCACTATGAGCGGATGGACGCCACCGCCGCCCGGCTGGGCTGTCGAGGTGAAACGTGCTGCTCGGCCCCGGCTGGCTGAATGGTGGTTGCAGACCTGCACGCAGGCTGAGGTGACCGGACAACGACCCGCCCTGTTCTACCGGTTGGACCGGCAACCCTGGCGCGTGGTTATCGCCTTGCGCGACGTCGCTACCGGCTTTGAATCCGCGCCCCTGGCACTGCGACTCGAAACGGACGTTGACGTATTCGCCGCCCTGGTGCGGGAGTCGATAAGGATTCAAGATGAATAAGAGATTTGCCGCAACGGTGGAACTGCAACGGCCTTCGGGCCGCACGCCGGATTCCGCGGAATTCTGCCCCACCTGTAACCGTCTGTCGGATTTAGTCCTAGTGACCCGCGACGGGGCAAAAGTCGTCGAAGTGATTCGCTGTCGCCAATGCGGGGACAGCCCCCCCTTGGAGTCGACCCATGAGCGCGTTTGATTTCTGCATCGAAGTGATCCTGGCCGAGGAAGGCGGGCTGGTGACGCACCCCAGCGACCCAGGCGGCACGACCAAGTACGGCATCTCCCAGCGCGCCTATCCTGCGTTGAACATCCGCGCGATCACCCTCGACGACGCCAAGGCGCTTTATAAGCGCGACTACTGGCTACCGATCAAGGGCGACGAATTGCCGCCGGGGCTGAACCTGCTGATGCTGGATTGTGCCGTCAACCAGGGCACGGGAACGGCGGTCAAGTTGTTGCAGGAGGCGACGAATGTCCGCATCGACGGCGTCATCGGCGGCATGACGATCAGCGCCGCCCAACAACAGATGCCCGGCATCATGGAGCGGTTCGCGGCGCTTCGCGCCTGGCGCTACGAGATCAACCGCAACGAGGAGGTTTTCGGCAAGGGTTGGTTTCAGCGGCTGTTCCGCGCCTACACCGCCGCGCTCACGATGTACCACGCCAGGAGAGGGGGTAATTATGAGTAGTGTATTGTGGTTAATTCAGGGAGAAGCTAGTAATCATTCTGGAGGCGGAGAAAGAGAGGTGTTTGCTATTACCAGCGAAACTCATATTCTCCCTGACGTGGACAACGCATTAAAAAATGCGTTTGGCGAAGACGAGAATTGGTATCTAATTAATTCGATTGTCTTGTTGGTCGATGGTTTTACGTATGAATGGCTGAGGGCAGATAGGCGTAAATTTGACAATATTCCGCCTACCTCTAAATCAATTAGAGATAGGCTCAGACAGATAAGCAGCGCGCAAGGATTGGCGTCATGACGGTTCATTGGGCATGGCTGTTGGCCGCATTCGCGGCCGGCGTGCTGTTACTCCCAGCGTGGGCCATCGTCGCCCTGATTGCCGATACGTTGCGCGGCTACAACCGGTTCCACGGGTAACCCATGAACAAGCTCTCACTGGCTTTTACGGCGATGCGCGTTTACCGCCAGGCACGCGGCAAGGAGACCTCGACCTGGCGCGGCGTCATCACCGGTACCCTGGCGGCGGGCATCGTCGTCGTGCTGGGATACCTGGGCGCGGACCTCAGCGCCGAGCAAATCGGGCTGGTGCTGGCGACGGTCACCGGCATCGATGCCATCCTGAAGATCGTTTTGCCGGACACCCTTGGAGGGAAGAGCAATAAGAAAGCTGATCCTGCTCAAAATCTCGGCGGCGCTGGTTTTGCTGGGGCTGACCCTGATCCTACACACGCTCCTGACCGGTTGCGCGACCTGCCGGCCTTCCCTGGACCCGGCCAGGATTCACGCCCTGGCGCAGATGCACACCATAACCAGGGCGGATTGGGCGGCTACAATGGCGCTTGAGTGCGAGCGCCAGTTTTAACCAGGAAGGAACAGCCATGAACGACTATCCAGCGGTACCGGAACAGCCCAACGACAACAACGAATTGCGGCGGCAGATGGATAATTTCTACCTGTCCCGATTCGCGGATATGGGGAAATCCATCGACCGGCTACAAGTCGCGTTCGAGAACTCGCTCAAAGCCGCGATGGAGATTCAGGGCAACCAGACGCGCATGATCGACCGCATCACCGACTTCAACGAGAAGTTCATCCAGCACGACGAGCGCGAAGGCGAGGACCGCGAGCGGATCATTGACACCCTGAAGCAGATCAACTCAATGGTCAGCACACATGATCGTCAGCTTGAGCGGCACGCGGAAGCCATCAATACCCTGAAACTGTGGGATATGCTCCTGGCGGCTGCGCTAGGGGCGCTGGCCAGCGGCGGGGTTGCCTGGATCATCCACCACCTTCAAGCGACCGTTATTCGATAGGAGAGAAATAAATGTTTGGGATCACTGAATGGCTGGGGCGGTTTTCCCAATTGGTTTCACTCCCCGGTCAAATCGACACACTTGGAGATTTACTCATGAGTAAGATCAGTGAAGTCGCCGGCCAACTACAGGCGGTGAATGAGAAGTTGTTGAAGGCGAAGGTCGAGATCATCGACCGCATTAACGCCTTGGAAGAGGCGCTCGGCGATGTGGACCTGCCCGCCGAGGCTGGCGAAGCGTTGACCGCGCTGATGGCGACGGCGCAAGCGCTGGACGACCTGAACCCAGACGCCGAACCCGCGCCCGCGCCGGACGACCTGAACCCAGACGCCGAACCCGCGCCCGCGCCGGACGGTGAGCCTCCCGTCGACGGGTAATTGCCCAAATGACCGCTCGCGCCCGCTTCCCCAAGACCGCCGTGGCCGCCGCGCTGAAAAAGCTCGGTGCCGACCCGTTCGCGGAATTGGTGACGCTGGCGCGGCGGACCGACGACGATGTCATCGCGGCGCGGATCTGGCTGGACCTGGCGCAATACGTGGCACCGAAACTCAAGGCACTGGAAATCAGCGGACCGGATCGGGGTCCGCTGCAAATGGAGTTGCGGCTGCAATGGCCGGATTGACGCTGTTCCTGCCGCCGCTGCATCCTTTGCAACGCCAGGTCGCGCAGCATCCTGCCCGCTACCGCGTCATCGCGGCGGGTCGGCGCTGGGGCAAATCGAGGCTGGCCGCCGCCTTGTGCCTCAAGTCCGCCCTGCGGCCATCGGGCGGGCGGGCGTTCTGGATTGCGCCGACCTACAAAATCGCCGAGGTGGGGTGGCGCGAGATTAAGGGGCTGGCCCGGCAACTGGGTGCCGTCATCCACGAGCAGGACAAGCGCGCGGCGTTCGGGCAAACCGGCGGCTGGATTCAGGTGCGCTCCGCTGATGATCCTCAGTCGCTGCGCGGGGAAGGACTCGACTTCGTGGTCTTCGACGAGGCCGCGTTCACGAAGGAAGAGGCGTGGACCGAGGCGATTCGCCCGGCGCTGGCCGACCGTCAGGGGCACGGGCTGTTCATTTCCAGCCCGAACGGCAAAAATTGGTTCCATCGCTTATGGGAATACGGCCAACGGGAGAGCCCCGATTGGCAGTCCTGGCGATTTCCCACCGCCAGCAATCCTTACATCCCGCCCGCCGAAATCGAAGCGGCGCGCGCGGAAATGTTCAGCCTGACCTTCCAGCAGGAGTTCATGGCCGAATTCGTCGACGCGACCGGTGCCGTCCTCAAGCGCGAGTGGCTGGCGACCGGCGAACCGGACGGCCATCCCGCCGTGGTGCTGGGCGTGGACCTGGCTCTGTCCACCAAGACCGATGCGGATTGGACAGCCATCGTCGCCTTGAGTCGCGACGCGGCGGGAACCGTCTATATTCGCGACGCTCAGAGGATTCGGGCACCGTTTCACCAGGTGTTGCAGTTCATCCAGCAGATGGCCGCGAAGTGGAATCCAACGATCATCGCCATTGAGCAGGTGCAATATCAAGCCGCCGTGGTGCAGGAATTGAACCGCACTACCGCCCTGCCGATTCGCGGGGTGCGCCCCGACAAGGACAAGTTGACTCGGTTCCTGCCGCTTGCCGCGCGCTACGAGCAGGGCATCGTGCAACACGCGCCCGGCTTGCCGGGCTGGTTTGAAGATGAGCTGTTGTCGTTTCCGGTCGGTGAACACGATGACGCGGCGGATGCGCTCGCCTATAGCTTCGCCGCCCTTGGCCTAACGCTTGTCTACGACTACCACCCTATCCCTGCCCGCTCCGGCCACGCCCTGCGCCGAGGACTCCTCTAATGACCCTGCTCAGCCGCGCCTTGAATGCGGTTTTAAAAAAGCCCGCTAAAACCGAGCTCACCCGTGAACTGATCGGCCCTGCGCTCGGCGGAATCAGCCGCCGGTTCCACATCCCGATTGATCAGGGCCTGACCCTGACGCAACTGACTGCGGTGCTGCGCGATGCCGACTATGGCTTTGCCGACGCCTACCTGACCCTCGCCGAGGAAATGGAGGAACGCGACCCGCACTACGCCAGCGTCATCAGTACCCGCAAACGGTCCGTGCTGGGTCTGGAACGCAATGTCGAAAGCCCTACCGACAAGCTGCGGGATCGCAAGATCACTGACGCAGTACGCGAACTGATCGCCGCGCCCGACTTTGGGCAGCTACTGCCCGCCCTGCTGGACGCCCTGGGCAAGGGCTACAGCGCCGTCGAGTTGCTCTGGCAGACTGACCGCGCCCGATGGACCCCACGCTACCTCTGGCGCGACCCGCGCTTCTTTCGCTACGACCGCGACACAGGCCAGACCCTGCTGCTCGCCCCGACCTATGCCGACGAAGGCCAGCCGCTCCCACCCTATCGGTTTATCGTGCATCAACCGCGCCTCAAGCTGGGCCTGCCGATTCGAGGCGGCCTGGCCCGACTCTGCGCCGCCACCCACCTGTGCGCCCGCATCGCTTTGGAGGACTGGCTGCTGTTTGCCGAAGTGTTCGGGATGCCGCTGCGGGTGGGCCGCTACAGTTCCAGCGCCAGCGCTGAAGACATTGAGCTGCTCAAGACCGCCGTGGCGGGCCTCGGTCACGACGCCGCCGCCGTGCTGCATGAGTCGATGAAGATCGAATTCCAGGCCGCCGCTACCGGCGCTGGCGGCGCTGAACTCTATGAGCGGCTGCTGGACAACCTGAACAAGCTGATCAGCAAAGCCGTGTTGGGCCGCTCCGACGCCGCCGACGCCACCAGCGGCAAACTGGGCGGCGAAACCGCGCAAAGCGAAGTGCGGCGCGACATCCTGGAAAGCGACGCCGAGGAACTGGCGGACACGATCAACCGCCAGTTGGTGCAGCCCTTCATCGACCTCAACTTTGGGCCACAGCCCGCCTATCCGGCGTTCCGGTTCCACTTCCCGGAAACGGAAGACCTGAACCTGTTGACCCTGGCGCTGGAAAAGCTGGTCCCGCTCGGCCTCAAGGTGGAGCAGAGCATCATCCGCGACAAGTTCAACCTGCCTGACCCGGAGGAAGGGGCCGAACTGCTGGGCGCGCCTGCCCCGGCTACGCCGGCAGACCTTAGCCCCGCCGTCAACCGCGCCTTGAACCGCGCCGCCGGGAATCCCGACCCAGACCCCACCGCGCCGTTGCTGGAACGGCTGGGCGCGGAAGCCGATCCGCTGCTCGATGCCTTGCTGTCTCCGGTACGGGCGCTGCTGGAAGATGCCGCCGACCTGGACGAGTTTCGGGAAAATCTGCTGACCCTCTACCCCGATCTGGACGGTGCCGCCTTCGCTGCCCTGATGGGGCAAGCCCTGGCGGTGGCCGACGCCGCCGGACGGTGGGAGGATCGGGAATGACCCTTCTCCAGCCGACCCAGTTTTTGACTGACCCGCTGGAGTCCGGCGACGGGATGCTGATCACTCCGAGCGGAACCGCCCTGGTCGAACTCCTGTTCATCGGCGGTGCCACCCTCATCGAAGAAATCGACTACCCGAAACGCTATGGCCCCTATCCCCACGATGTGGGTTTTCGGGTCACGGCGCTGGGCGCGCCCTGCACGGTGGAGCAAGTGGTGATCGACGGGCCGTTGCAAGTCGGCGGCTGGGATGATTTGCGCTTTCCAGCCCAGGGCATCAATCCGGCGGGCGCGGTGGATGCGCCGACCGTGGAAACGACCTTGACCGGTTATCCGGGAACCTTGCTGTTCAGTGGTTCGCAAGAAAACGTGATTGCCGGGGTGGCGCAATTGCCCCATGCCTGGAAACGCGGTTCGGCGATCCATCCGCATATCCATTGGAGCAAGCCGGTCGGCAGCGCCAATGCTGTTGCCTGGGTGCTGTACTACCGCATTTTGGGGTACCCCGGACAAGCGCATGGCACCCTGCAAGGACCGTTCGCCGCGACGGCCACCGTGGGCGATCCCACGGCGAGCAACAGCATGTTGCTCAGCCCGTTTGCCGAGATCGACATGACCGGGCAAAAGGAATCGACCTGTCTGGCCTGGCAGGTTCGCCGGCTAGGCAACACCGACGCCGACAACGGAACCGCCCGCCTGTTCGAGTTTGATATTCACTATCAAACCGACAAGAGCGGCACGGTTGAGGAGTTCCCCGGTGGCAGTTAACTACGGCTCGCTCCCCTTCGCCGAAGCCCTGGAATTCTTCCGGCAAAAGCTCAACCTGCCCACCGCGAAATGGGACGAGCTGCTGGGCGCGGCCCACGACCGCGCCTTTGTGGTGGCCGGTGCCACCCTGGCCGACCTGCTGGCCGACTTGAATGCGGCGGTGGACAAGGCCATCAGCCAAGGCACGACTTACCAGACCTTCAAGAAAGACTTCGAGAAGATCGTGGCCGAGCGCGGTTGGACTGGTTGGACCGGCGAAGGCAGCAAGGGCGGGCGGGCCTGGCGGGCGCGGGTGATCTACGAAACCAACCTGTACACCAGCCACGCCGCCGGCCGCTTCCAGCAAATGAAGGAGGTGGCGAACAGCCGCCCCTACTGGCGCTATCGCCACTCCGACGCCGTCACCACCCCGCGCCCGGAACATCAGGCATGGGATGGGAAAATCCTGCGCCACGATGATCCATGGTGGGCTGCCCACGCGCCGCCCAACGGCTTTGGCTGCAAGTGCTACGTGGAAACCCTGGCCGCCCGCGACCTGAAGAAGCTGGGCATCGAGCCGCCGACCGCCGACGCCGGGGAGAAGATGCCGTTCAACGGCACGGTGAAGCACATCAACAAGAAAACCGGCGAGGTGATCGAACTGCCCGAAGGGGTGGATAAGGGCTGGGATTATCAGCCGGGGGCCAGCGTGGCGGAGGAGTTAGCGAAATTCGCCAAGAATAAGGCGGCCGCCATGGCCAACAACGACCCTGCCGCTGTCTTGGCGAAAGCGTATGTCGCCGATCTCGTCCAACACCCCCAGTTTCAACGCTTCTTTGCCGGCGAACTGCAAGGAGAATATCCGCTGGCCGTGCTGGACGCGGCGCTGCGGCAAGCGATGGACGCCCTACAGCCGGTGGTGGTGCTCTCGAAGGAAACGGTCGAGGCCCACCGCCATCATCCCGAAGTCAGCGCGGCGGATTACATCCTGGCGCAACGCATCCTTGATGAAGGCGAGCTTTATGAGCAGGGGCCTGGCCGGATGATCGCGCTACTGAAGATCGACGGCAAGCTGTATCGCGCGGCGCTGAAACGGACGGGCGACAAGGAAAAGAACTACTGGCTGACGCTGTTCCTGACGGATGAAGATCGCGCCAATCGGGAAGTGCGGAACAAGTTCAAGCGGGTTCGTTAAGCGTTGCTACCAGGGAGCCGCCCCGGCTAGCGCTCATCATCAGCAACCGCTGAAGGCGTCGGTAGGCTACCGATCAGCAACGCTCAAAACTTAGATACCCCAACCCACGGGAAAATTCAACGCCGAGCCGCCGGGAAGCGGAGGATTCGGGCGCTGCCCGGCGGGCGTAAAATGGTACGGGCGACCGGCCGGTCGCCCCTACGTCAGAACCCGGAGACCCCATGGCTGGCACTTCGCAACCCATCACCCTTGAAATCGAAAACGCCGCCGAGGTCAAGGCCGCCTTCCAGGAGCTGCAATCCCGGCTCGCCGACCTGACTCCGGCGTTCCGCGACATCGGCGAAGCGATGTTAAATAGTACGCGCGCGCGGTTTCGTAGTCAGACCGCGCCCGACGGCTCGCCCTGGGCCGCGCTGTCGCCGGACTACCAGGCGCGCAAAAAGAAAAACGCCGACAAAATCCTCACCCTGTCCGGCGACCTCGCCCGCCTGCTCAACTACCAGGCCGCGCCGCGCGAGGTCCGCATCGGCACTCCGCTGATCTACGGCACCGCCCACCAGTTCGGTCGCCCCGAGATCAACCTGCCGGCCCGCCCATTCCTGGGCCTGTCCAAAGAGGACGAGCAGGAGCTGCTCGACATCCTGAACGAGTACCTGGACGGCGCGCTGTAGGGCGACCGGCCGGATGTACGGGCGGCCGGCCGGTCGCCCACCCCCCCCGGCGGGTATTTTTTTTGCTTGACATTCGGATAAACATGTATAGTGATAAATGTTTATCCCTATCTCAAGAGCGCATCATGCCGACCGCCCGCGCTTGCAACCTCACCCTCGACGGTTCCCCACCGCCCGACTGGATTGAACTGCTCCCCGCTGGCCCGGCGATCCAGGGTGTCGACGGCCGCGCCTGGACCCTCCCGGACCCGACCGCCCTCATTACCGCATTCGCCAGCCGCAACGCGCCGCTGGTCATCGACTGGGAACACGCCAGCGAACACCGCGCTTCCCAGGGGCTGGATGCGCCCGCCGCCGGCTGGATCGACCGCCTCGAAGCCCGCGACGGCGCGATCTGGGGCCATGTCGAGTGGACGCCCAAAGCCGTCCAGCAAATCGCCGACCGCGAATACCGCTTTCTGTCGCCCGTCTTCGCCTACACCAAGGCCGACGCCCGCATCGTGCAGATCATCAGCGCCGGCCTGACCAATCAACCGAACCTCCCCCTGACCGCTCTCAATCGCGAGGAATCGCCCGTGTCGTTACCCGCCGAACTCTGCGCCGCCCTGGAACTGCCGGACACCGCCTCTGAGGCCGTGGCCCTGGCTCGCATCCAGACCCTGAATCTGGCCCTGAACACCGCCCAGGCGCTGGCCGCTGCGCCGCCGCTGGACAAGTTCATTCCTCGCGCCGACTACGACGCCGCCCTGGCCCGCGCCAGCAACGCCGAAACCCGCGTCAAGGAACTGGAAACCGGCCAGCGCAATCAGGCCATTGAAGCCGCATTAAACGGCGCTTTACAGGCCGGCCAGATTTGCCCGGCCACCGTCGAGTTTTACCGCGCCGGCTGCCAGCGCGAGGGCGGCATGGAAGCGTTCAATCAGTTCCTGAAAGCCGCGCCGCCGATCTTGGGTGCCAAGCCCGATCTGGACGGCCAGAAACCGCCGACCGCGCTAAACCGCGCCGCCTTCGAGGCGCTGTCGCCGGTGGCGCGCGCGGACTACCTCAAGACCGGCGCGCGGATCGTTGACTAACCCGACCAGGACGCTCACCCATGGCTAACACCCTGACGAACTTGATTCCCGATATTTACGCCGCCCTGGACGTGGTCAGCCGCGAACTGGTCGGCTTCATCCCCGCCGTCGCCCGCGATTCCAGCGCCGACCGCCTGGCGTTGAACCAGACCCTGCGGATCCCGGTCAGCCCGGCCAATGCCGCCGGTGGCAACATCACCCCGGCCATGTCGATTCCATCGGCTGCCGACCAGGCCATCGCCAACACCACCCTCGCCATTTCCAAGAGCCGCTATTTCCCGTTCAGTTGGACCGGGGAAGAGCAGCGCTCGGTCGATGCCGGCCCCGGCTTCCTGACCCTCAAGCAGGGCCAGATTGCCCAGGCGATCCGCGCGGCGGTCAACGAGATCGAAACCGACGTGGCCAACGCCATCTACGTCAAAGCCTCCCGCGCTTACGGCACGGCGGCGGCGACTCCGTTTGGCACGGCGGGCGATTACAGCGACGCCGCCCAGACTCGCAAAATTCTGGACGACAACGGCGCGCCCGCGTCCGACCGCGCTTTGGTGCTAAACACCGCGGCCGGTGCCAGTATTCGCGCCAAGCAGGCGCAGGCCCAGATGACCAACGACACCAGCCTGCTCCGCCAGGGCGTGTTGCTCGACATCAACGGGTTTTCCATCCGCGAATCGGCGCAAGTGCCGACCGTCGCCGCCGGCGCGATGGCCAGCGCCACCAGCACCAGCGCCGCGTTCACCGTGGGCCAGACCGTCATTCCGCTGGCCACGGCGGGTACCGGGGTGGTGGCGGCCGGCGACATCGTGACCTTCGCCAACGACGCGAACAAATACGTCGTGGCCAGCGTCAGCTTTGCCGGCACCAACCCGGCGTCTGGCGACTCCATCACGCTCGCCGCGCCGGGGTTGCGCGTGGCGCAAGGCGTGGCCACGCGGGCAATTACCGTGATTGCCACCGCCGTCCGGAATTGTGCATTCACTCGCAACGCCGTCTTGCTGGCGACCCGGCTGCCGGCCATCCCCACCGAGGGCGATCTGGCGACGGATCGGATGACGATCACCGACCCGCACTCCGGCATCGCCCTGGAATTCGCGATCTACCCCGGCTATCGGATGGCCGTCTACCACGTCTCCATCGCCTGGGGCGTGGCCGTCATCAAGCCGGAGCATGTGGCGATCCTGCTCGGCTAAACCATGCCCTACGCCACCCTGGACGACATCGATGCCCGCTATCCGGGCGAACTGGCGCAGGCCGGGCCGACGGTCAACGGCGTGCTCGATGAAGACGCGGTGGCGCTGGCCTGCGATTGGGCCAGCGCCTCGATTGATCGCTTCCTGCGCGCCATCGGCTGGACCGTGCCGTTGACCGCGCCGGTTCCGGCCTGGGTGGTGGACCTGGCGGTCGATCTGGCGCTGTACCATGCGACCCCGACCGCGCTGGCCAGCCAGGACGATTTCAAGGACCGCCGCGCCCGCTACGTGGCCGCGCTCGCCACCCTGGACGCCATCGCCAACGGCGAGCAACTGCCGGCACCGCCGGCGGATATGGACTCGGTAACAACGGTTTACGTGACCAGTAATGCCCGATTATTCGGGCGCGGCCTGCTATGACTCCGACCGAGGTCTTGGCCGCCATCACCGGCGCGCTGGCCGTGAAGTTCCCCGCCCTGACCGTGGAAGCCCACGGCGGGCGCTTCACCGAGCGCGAGCTGGCGCTGACCCTGGCCAAGGCCCCGGCCCTCTTGCTGGGCTGCATCGGGTTTCCGAAGATGCAAATGGCCGGTCCTGGCCGCTGGCGCGCCGAGCTGAAATGGGCGCTGTATGTGCTCGGCGCGGATTCCGTTTCCACCGACCGCAACACCCTGGCGCTGGATACCGTGTTTGCACTGATGACCTGGTTGCCGGAACAGAAATGGGGCTTGACTGGGGCGCTGTTGCCCGATCAGACCAGCCTGTCCGCCGACAACCTGTATTCCGGCCAGGTCAACCTGCTGCGCGTGAGCGTGTGGGGCGTGACCTGGAATCAATCCTTCCTGCTGACGATTTAGGAGTCCCCATGGCCGATCGTGGCTTGTTCACCAATCTGACCTTCCGCGCCGACCGCTGGGAAAACGGCGCGAAGGCCGGCTACATGGATGCGTTCAACGTGTCCGAGATGCAGATCACCCAGCCCGACCCGGACACCAAGACCCGCGTGTCCTACATGGCCGAATCCTACGGCCAGGCGCTGGGCGCGATCTCCACCCCCAAGCCGGCCACAATCCAGTTCAAGACCGACTCGTTGCCGCCGGCCTATCTGTCGATGGCGCTGTTGGGCGTGCCGGCGGACTACACGCAAACCGTCGCGGCGGCCGTCGAAAGCACGTTTGTCGCGATCACCAACAAGTGGGTACCGCTGGCGCGGGTCGAGTTGACCGCCTTCGCCATCGCCGGCAAGACCCTGGGCGTGGATTACGAGGTGCATCTGGCCGGCGGGCTGGTCAAGGTGCTGGGCAGTCCAGGCACGATTGTCAACGGCTCGACCGTGACCTACACCCATTCCGCGCCGGCGCGGGCGGGCAGCAAGATCGTGGCCGGAACCCAAAGCCTGATCCAGCTTACCCTGCACGGCTCCGGCATCAACGCCGACACCGGCAAGCGCTGCGGCATTCTGGTGCACAAGGCCAACGTCTCGCCATCGGGCGCGCTGTCGTTCATCGGTGCCGACTACATCAGCATGACCTTCAAGGGCACACTGATTAAGCCGGACGACCAGGACGGCAGTTGGGAATACTGGGAATTTGAAAGCTAATCATAGCGCAATATTTCTTTGTCCCATGCTAAAATAGGCGCTCATCGAAAATGAATGGAGCATCCAGATGGGTGCCTATATTGATATTTCCGGGCTACGGTTTGGCCGGCTGACCGCCATCGAAAGACATGAGAAAACTCGCGATGGGAAAACTACGTGGTGGTGTATCTGTGACTGCGGGACGCAGCGAGCATTCATCGGAACATTGTTAAGATCTGGACATACTAAAAGTTGTGGATGTTTTCAAGTTGATGAAACTATTAGGAATCATACAACCCACGGCAAATCACACACCTATATGCACCGGTTATGGACGGATATCCGAAATCGATGCAATAACCCTCGGAACAAGTCCTATCCATTTTATGGTGGGCGTGGGATCAAGGTTTGTGAAAGATGGGAAGCTGATTATTCCAATTTTGTTGCTGACCTGGGCACTCCGCCCCCAGGAATGCAGATTGATCGAATTGACAACGATAGGGATTATGGCCCTGACAATTGTCGATGGACAACACGGGCGATAAATTGCAGAAATCGACGCAATAACCACATTATTGAATGGAATGGGCAACGCCGATGTATCAAAGAATGGTCAGAATTGACCGGAATTTCCAGATTGGCGATTTCACAAAGAATAAACAAACTGAACTGGCCAATAGAAAAAGCCTTGACGACGCCAGCCCAGCGGAGAAAAAAACCT